CGCATAACTCAATCGCGTATTCGTGAAATGGGGCAGCTAATCGAAACAGGAGATTTGACCGATGTTGATCTCGTTAAAGAGGTTCTCGTTGGTTGGGAGGGCATCGAAGACGACCAAGGAAACGAGCTTAAGTTCTCACAAGCAAAATTAAAACAATTATTAGATGTCCCAATGGTTGCAACTGCTATCGCAACATCTTTCTTTGATTCAATAGCCGGAGCAAAAAGAAAAAACTAATAGACGCCGCTGAGTACTACTGTCGCGGTGGCGTAATTGATGAGACGCAGAAAGACGCGGAGGTTTTGGGGATTGTTATTCCTGAACTTGAACCGGAAGAAGATTTTTTAGTGTTTGAAGAGAATTGGGCGGCAATAGATTTATTTTTAAAAGTTCAAACGCAATGGAGAATCGGCGGCCTTGGTAATCTTTGTGGACTTTGCTATTCAGACGTAATAGAAACAGCTAAACTATATGCAATACCGAATCTTGTTGAAGTGTTTGAAGATCTTCAAGTTTTAGAAGTAACGGTTATGAGCCTTTTGAATAAAGAGGGTAAAAAATAATGGCGGCTAAATTTAATTTATTAATTGCAGCTAAGACGTCAGGTTCGGCGGCAATCAAGCGCATGGGAAATTCCATGCAGGGGTTACAAGGGAAATTAAAGAATGTTGGCTTAAGTCTTAGGGGTGTTAATAGGGGTTTTGCTGCTTTAGGTCTTGCCGTTAGTGGCGGCGCCTTTGCTGCAATGGTTAAAGGTGCAATTGATAGCGCCGACTCATTTGGAAAGATGAGTGATCAAACAGGAATAGCAGCAGATAAATTACAAGCTTATGTAAACGCTGGAAAATTAGCAGGTGTTGAACAGGCAACGATTGATAAAGGGTTAAGGCGATTAGCTCAGTCAATGCGAGAAGCGAATCAGGGCGTTGCTACTTATTCCGATTCATACGAGGCGTTAGGCATAAGCGTTACCAAATCAGACGGATCTTTAAAGGCTTCCGAAACTGTATTGGGAGAAATTGCAGATCGTTTTAGGGAAATGCCCGATGGTGCAACAAAGGCCGCGATCGCAATGGAAATATTTGGTCGATCCGGTGCGAATTTAATTAATTTATTAAACGGTGGAAAGGTAGCCTTAGAAGAATTTAATTATGAGACAAGCCAGAATTTTGCACAAAACGCAGAGTTCTTCAATGATCAAATTGCGGTTCTTGCAATTCGTTTTGATGGGTTTAGAAAGCAGTTGGCAGATGCACTATTACCAACGTTAAATAATTTAATTGCTGTTTTCTCTGATTTATTCAAGTCGGAAAATGATTGGCAAGCGTTATTTAAAGTAATTGAAGGAGGATTAAAGGTAATTAGTGCAACTGTTTTTTCGTTAATAGCTGCCTTTAGATTTCTAAGTAGAACAATTACAGATATTTTTAGAATATTAGGTAAGGCTTCAAAGTTTGATTTCAGTGGAGCTGGAGATATAGCAAAAGCGGGTTTAAGTGATACACAAAATCAATTTAAAAAAGATATGGAAACATTTAAAGAAATATTTACAGGCACAGAAGAAACGCCGGAATCTTATTTTGCAAAAGGAACAAAAGAGGCCGCAAAACTTAAAACAGAGATTAGCGAAACTTTTGGTCCTCAAATGCAATCTAAATTAAAGACGTTTAATGATTCCATTAAGTCTGTTGGTCAATCAATGTCTGATGTAGTGATTAAAGGTATCAAAGGGATGGAAGACGCCTTACTTAATTTCGTGACGGGCGGCAAATTAAATTTTCGTGATTTAGCAAATAGCATTATTAAAGATATGGCAAGGATCGCAATACAACAAACAATAACCGCGCCGTTCTCTAATTGGTTTAGTAGCTTATTCAACAAAAAAGCACCAACAACTTTTACTAATACAATTTCAGGTCGGGCAATGGGGGGGCCAGTTAGTGCCGGGCAAAGTTATCTTGTAGGTGAACGGGGAATGGAAATATTCACACCAAGAACAAGCGGAAATATTACACCAAATCACCAACTAGGAAATACAAACGTAGTTGTTAATGTTGATGCAAAAGGACAATCACAAGTACAAGGTGATCAAGGACAGGCAGCGGCTTTAGGTCGTGCTATTTCTGCCGCAGTGACACAAGAATTAGTAAGACAAAAACGCCCCGGTGGACTTCTCAGCCCTGCTTAATTATGGCAACCTTTTCATACACCCCTAGCTTTCCAGCTACACAACAAAGTCAACCCGTTGTTCAAACAACAGTTTTTAATGAGTCATATCAACATCGGATCCAATTCGGCCTTAATCGTGACCCTAAAAATTGGAATTTAATTTTTGCTGAACGTGATGATACCGAACGTGGAAATATTCTTACGTTCTTAGAAGCAAGAGCCGGAACTGAATCATTTGATTGGACGCCGCCAATTGGTAGCGCTGGAAAATATATTTGTCGGTCATGGTCAACCAATATGCCGCGATATGGACGCACAACAATTAATGCCACTTTTGAACAAGTATTTGAAGCATAAGTAAATGGCTGTTCCTGTTTCTGAATTACAAAAAATAAATCCAAGCGCAATTATTGAATTGTTCGTTTTGGAGTTGGATTCAACGATTCATGGAACACAACCACAAATGACTTGGCGGTTTCATAACGGGGTTAGTGAAGACGATGGACGATCAATTGTGTTTGGTGGTATTGAATATTTGAGGATGCCAATAGAAGCTGATGGTTTCTCATATGAATCAAAACAATTACCAAGGCCAACGATAAGGATTAGTAATATTTTAGGAACCTTTACAACAATTTTAGCAACGCTTCCAATGGGGCTTGAAGGGGCAAAAGTAACCCGACTTAGAACTTTAGCTCGTTACATTGACAATTCAAATTTTCCTACTGATCCCATCCTTACAGAAAATAGTACCGTTGATTTTATTGTTCAAGAAGACGGCGATGTTATTAAACAAGAAGAAAGCCTTAACCCACATGGAACGCCAGATTCAACGGCTTTATTCCCTTCTGAAATCTTTTATATTGATCGTAAATCTATTGAAAACAGAGAGATCGTTGAATTTGAACTAGCCGCAAGTGCTGATTTGGCAGGTGTTCGATTACCTAAACGGCAGGTCTTGCCAGATGATTTCCCTGGTGTTGGTACTTTCTATTCATGACCTGGAAAGATAGTGCGTTAGCACACGCAAAAGAACAAGAGCCAAGAGAATCATGTGGTTTATTAGTTGTTGTTAAAGGCAAAGAAAAATATTTTGCTTGTAAGAATTTGGCAGATCAGCCAAAAAATATGTTTATTATTGACCCCGGAGATTGGGCGGCAGCAGAAGATACTGGAGAGATTACAGCCGTTATACATAGCCACCCAACAACATCACCTCAATTATCAGAAGCCGACAAAGTTGCTTGTGAAAAGACAAAATTAAAATGGTATGTTATTCAACCAAATTTAGAACAATGGGTTGAGTATGAACCTTGCGGATATAAAGCGCCATTAATCGGTAGAACGTGGACTTGGGCAGTTCAAGATTGTTGGAGTTTATGCCGTGACTATTACCAAGAAGAATTAGGAATTACATTAAGGGATTGGGATAGACCGACAAGTTCAGATGCTTTTTTATTAAATCCAACCTTTGAACGTTCTTTTGTTTCTACAGGTTTTAGAGAACTTCAACCAACAGAAGAATTAGCAAAAAATGATTTACTATTAATGAGTATTGGATCACCTGGCTTAAATCACATCGGCCTTTATTTAGGGAATCAATTGGTTTTACATCATTTACAAAATCGTTTGTCTAGTCGTGATTTATTAGACGAATGGCTATTAAAATGTATTGGAAAGAGGATTCGGTATGAGTTTGCGTAAAATAAAACTATACGGCCAGTTAGCAAAATTTGTTGGTGAACGTGTTTTAGAAGCCGACGTATCAAGCGCGGCTCAAGCCGTTCGGTTTTTATGCGTCAACTTTAAAGGTATTGAAAAACATATGGCTGATCAGTATTACAAGGTATCAGCAGGAAGTTGGGAAATTGAGAAAGATGAATTGCATTACCCAACGGGTCAAAGTGAAATATCAATCGTTCCTGTTGTTGGAGGTGCCGGCGGGAATGTAGGTCGAACTATTTTAGGAGCTGCTTTAATTGCGGCGGCTGTTTTTGTGCCTGGTGGTATTGCTGCTAAAGGTTTTGCTAATGCGACTTTTGTCGCTAAGACTGTTTTTGGTATTGGTGCTACTTTAGCTCTTAGCGGTATTTCGGGCCTCTTAACACCTGTTCCAACTGTTCCTGATAATGAACAAGATCCAAGGCGAAGTTTTAGTTTTAGCGGGATTCAAAACACATCAAGAGCAGGTGTGGCTGTTCCAGTTGTTTATGGGACAGAAGTTTTAGTTGGATCTGTTGTTATTTCAGCAGCCATTGACACAGTACAGGTAGAAGCATGACAACAACACAAGTTATTGGTTCAGGTGGCGGCGGTGGCGGAAAAGGCGGTGGCGGTGGTGGCAGCGGTGGCGGTCATACGCCTACGGAAGCCAGAGACAACCTTGATTCTAAGCAATTTGCAAAAGTTCTTGACCTGATTTCAGAAGGTGAAACGGGTGGTCTAGTTGATGGCGCAAAATCTATTTTTTTAAACAATACACCCTTACAAAATGCTAATGGTTCTTATAACTTCAAAGATGTAAGTTGGGCGCAAAGGACAGGAACATCGAGTCAAACGTTTATTCCATTAACTCAGAATACATCAACTGTTAAATCTACTGGCTTTAGTACTGTTGCTAAAACAGATACAAGAGTTGTTCAAATTACAGATACAGATGTTGATGCTGTAAAAGTTACAATTACAGTTCCTTTATTACAAAGATTAAGTGATAAGGGTGACATTTATGGAACGCAGATTCAATTACAAATAGAGGTTCAATATAACGGAGGTAGTTATTCACCAAAAGTTTCAGGTGATAGCGGAAAAATTGCAGGTAGAACAGGTGATTTATATCAACGTGATTATTTAATACGCCTTGATGGTGATTTTCCTGTAAATATTAAAGTTACTAGAATCACAGATGATTCAACAAGTTCAAAATTAGCAAATGCTTTCCAGTGGAACACATATACGGAGATAATTTATGATAAGAGATCATATCCAAATACTGCATTAGTTGGAATGCGAGTTGATGCAGAACAATTTACAAGTATCCCCGAACGTAAATATTTAATTAAGGGAATAAAAGTTCAAATTCCTCATAACGGGAGTGTTAATTCTGATGGATCAATTTCATATAGCGGTACTTTTAATGGTACTTTAGGCGCTGCTGTTAATACCAATGATCCGGCTTGGTGTTTATATTCGCTTCTTACAAGCTCAAGGTTCGGGCTAGGTGATCATTTACAAGAAGCTAATTTAGATAAATTCTCTTTTTACGCTGCTAGTCAATATTGTTCTGAGCAAGTTGATGATGGGACAGGTACAGGTTCAACTGAACCTCGTTTTACTTGCAACATCAATATTCAAACAGCAAAAGAAGCTTATACCGTTATAAATGAAATGACATC